AATAGGCGATGTCAAGGTAACCAGTCCGAACCCGGTAGAAGTCGAAATCCGTTTCTTAATGACGGACGGAGCACTTCCAAATCAGACTACCATCGAGGGATTACAGGAGTTCCTGCAGGATGAAAACATCCGACCACTTACCGATAAGGTAACCGTCCTCGCACCAGAGGAGGTAGGATTTGACATCAACCTCACGTATTACATCAACAAGAGCGACCAGTCAAAGGCAGGCACAATCCAAGGACTGGTAGCACAGGCAATCGCAGAATACATCCAGTGGCAGACATACACCATCGGAAAAGACATCAACCCATCAGAACTCATCAAGCGGATCGTGGCGGCAGGAGCAAAGAGGGTAGACGTAGTCTCCCCGGTATTCACAGCCACACCAGACACCAGTGTCGCAAGGGTCGGCAAGCAGACCATAAGCTACGGAGGTATCGAAAATGATTAAACTCTATGACGGACAAATCACAGACCTCCTGCCGGAGAAGATAGCCAAGGACGTGGAAACACGATGCCTAAGCTACGCAATACAGCAGGAGCACCAAAGACTTCTGCGACTGGCAGACAGGACAAGGACACTGGCTGTCATAGACGAACTCCCAGAGAAGATACTGGACGTACTGGCAGTGGAACTTCGGACTCCGTACTACCAGGAGGACATGGATGTAGAAACAAAGCGAAACATCATCAAAAGAACCCTGCTATGGCATACCAAGGCAGGAACACCGAGTGCGGTCGCAGAACTGATAGAGATTGTATTCGGAGAGGGCGATGTGGTGGAATGGTTCAACTTTGACGAACCTCCGTACACACCCGGAACATTTGACATCATAACCAATGCCCGAATGACAGAGGAAATCGCCACATACTTCCTCTCCATCATTCAGAGGGTAAAAAATACGAGGTCGCACATCAGAAGAATTCTGATAGAGCGTGGAATCGAGATGGATGAGAGAGTGGCAGTCGGGGCATTTACGCACCCAGAGGACACCATCCTAAATCACCACAATATGAAATCGGAAATCACCCACCCAGAGAGCGTGGGTGTGGCGATTGTAGCCACTTCGGAACGATATGCGACAAATTCCCCACAAGGAAGAATAGAGAGCCTAAATGGGGAAAGCAGGGCGGCTGTCGGGGCATTCAGCAACCCGGAAGAAACCATAGGGAATAGTGCAGACCCGGTAACGACACAGGCGGGGCAGAAGGTATACGCAGCAGTGAAAGCACACGCAGATACCGAAACGACCATCTACAACGGAGCATACACCTCCACCGTGGATATTAAGACCGAGCCGACAGTCGCAGTCGGGGTTGCAACCAATTCTACAATAACAATCTAAGAAGGAGGAACTGAACAATGGCAGGAATATTCAAAGAAGCCGTGCTGACGACCAAAGGTATCGCACTTCTCGCCAAAGCACAGGCAGGACAGTGCAAAATCAACCTTACAAAGGCCGCAGCAGGTAACGGTTCGTATTCGGACGGAGAAGCACTGACCAACAGGACTGCACTGAAAGCAAAGAAGCAGGAATTCAAGCTGACAACCGTAACCAGACAGAATAATACGAACGTCTATGTGAAGATTGTCATGTCAAACAAGCAGGACACAGGAAACCTGCAGAACGGTTACTACGTGAAAGAGGTCGGCATTTTTGCAAACGACCCGGATGAGGGAGAAATCCTCTACGCAATCGCAGTGGCAGTGACGGACCAGTGGGATTATATGCCCGCTTACAACGACCTGCTCCCATCCACTATCACAGTTAACTTCTTGACTGAGGTAGCCAACGCAGACACCGTAACCATTGAAGCACCAAATCAGTATTACTTGTACGACCAGGCAACAGGCGACAAGTACACCATGGGAGTGGAAAACGGATTATTATACTTTGAGGAGGTAGAAGGATAATGGGAAACAGAACCTATATCGCAGACAAAGAAACACTGGACAAGGTGTATAACATCTTAGCAGCAGACGAAGTATACGGCTTCATTGAGCACATGAACGTACTCAGTCCGACAGAGAGAATCGAATACATCGGAGCAAATGCAGGATACACACCGCTTACAGTAAACAAAACCACAGGAGAAGCCAACTACGGTTCATGGGCAAACTTCCCGGTACTCGTAGGCAACAAGCCTTGGATGGTACGTTCAGACGGTACACCAGACTACAGACTGGATGAAACCGACTACACCAAGAAAGAGGACGGAACAGCCTCCGATGTAGCCAACACAGCATACGATGGTGGTGCATTCGCTTGGATTCCGAAGATTTACAAGCAGGAATATATGCTCGGCAATGACCGTGTGGTTAAATTCTCCATGAGCAAGAGAGATGGCTTTGAAGCAGTCGGCTTCATTGACCCAGACAACAAGGAACTGGAAGGTGTATGGATTCCAATGTTCTACGGTTCGATTGTGGAAGAAAAGATGAAATCCATCTCCGGGGTGCAGCCTTGCTACAACAACGCAACAGCAGCAGAGAAAACAGCCATCGATGCATTCGGAGAAAGAGCCAAATTCTTCGGTGGACCAATCGTCCAGACACTTACTGACCTTTTAATCATGTTCGGAAAGAGCACGAACTCACAGGCAGTATACGGAAACGGAAACATGAATGGCTACGACACAAGCCTTGCACCGACAAACGGAGTAAAGCAGAATGCAGTAGTCGGAGGCGGCCAGTTCTATGGCACAAGCGATGGCAAGTCCCTCAACAAGATTTTGCATTCCATCGTACTGGGAACATGGCAGCAGTGGATGCGTGACCCTTACACACTGCTCGTAAATGGCAGATACAAGGTAAGCAAGAACTACGCATACGACATCACAGGAGCAACCTACCACGACACAGGCATCAGCCTGCCAAAGGTACTGAAGGAAGATGGTTCACAGAACACAGGTATCTTCTACCCTCACAAATACCAGACAGTACCAGGATTCGGAGCAGTGCCAGTGCATCCATGCAAGGGCAGCACATCCACTGGTGGTTGCGATGGCTTATGGCAGAACGTAGAGATAACGGCTGTCGCCCTTCGTTTCGGTGATTGCAACAATGGCACGATTGACGGTTTGCGTTGTTTGACTGTGAACGACACTGCGACGAATGCCGACTGGGCCTTCGGGGCCGCCATCCTTCTTTTACCACCTGTTGGGGTCGCAGCGTAAGCAAGACCCACTAGGGGGTCTGGGGGTTGCGAGGTAACGAGCAAATTCCCCCAGTAAGGACTTTCGGAATTATGAACATTTAAATATTAGGGGAGCGGGTCAGCGTCACCTCGGGGCTGTCGCCCTTCGTTTCGGTAATTGCAACAATGGCACGAATGACGGTTTGCGTTATTTGAATGTGAACAACACTGCTACGAATGCCAACTGGAACATCGGGGCCGCCTTATTCTATCTAACATGGAATATAAACCTAAAGCTGACCCACTTCCTACACCGCTGACGGTTGAAACACCGTTCATCCGCCATTATTGGTTAGGGGAGTGGAAATAAATCCGATACAGGGCAGGCGATAAAGCGGTCGCACCTATCGACCTGCAGGAGATAGAAGAAAAATATCCCATAGGAGTACAAGGAAATGAAAGAGTACAAGTATCTGTATCAAAAGATGCTAGACGAACAGGTCATTCGTAAAGCATATAAGAAGCTGAGAAAAGGCAAGACCAAAAGACAGGAAATCATCTACATCGATGCACACTTGGACGATGAAGTCAGAAAGATGCGGCAGATGATAGAGAATACCAAGCCACCGGGAGTGGAAGTACCACACCCGGAACTGGCATACAAACCACGGAAAAGGACTCCGAAAATCATATTCGAGCATGGTAAACAACGCAAGATTTATATGCCCGAAATCCACGAGCAGTGGCTACACCACATCATCGTGCTCGTATTAGAGCCAATCATCATGGCAACAGCATACCCATATTCCTGCGGATCGTTTCCCGGACGTGGAGCACACTACGGAAAGAAGCAGGTAAGACGGTGGCTCAAGGACACCAAGGGTACAAGGTGCTTCGCCAAGATAGACATCCGGCACTTTTATGACAACATCAGAATTGATGTGCTCATGAAGGAACTGGCAATCAGAATCAAGGATGACTGGTTTTTATACATCATCCAGTTATGCCTAAAGGGATTCAAGAAAGGCATTCCCCTTGGGTTTTACATATCGCAGTGGCTCGCAAATTATATCCTCGAACCACTGGACAAGATGGTAACAGAGAAACTCGGCATAAAGAAATTCATGCGATATATGGACGATATGCCACTCTTCGCCAGTAACAAGAAAACACTCCACAAAGCCATAGTCGCCATAATGCAAATGCTAGGTCAAAGGTTCAGATTAAAACTGAAACGCACATACCAGGTGTGCAAATTCTACTACCAGAAGGGCAAGCGGATCATAGGCAGACCATTGGACTTTATGGGGTTTTTATTTTACCGGGAAAAGACCATCATCCGAAAAAGCATCATGCTATCAGCCACCAGACTGGCAGCCAAGATGAACCGGGCAAAGGAAGAAAACCGTGGATATTTTCAAAAGCACATTGAAGCCATGCTGAGTTACATGGGATGGTTTACCTGCACGGACACCTATGAGTGCTACGAGCAGAGGATAAAACCATACGTGAACATCGGAAGGCTCAAGAAAATAATTTCAAAGCTGAAAAGGAGGCAGAACCATGAAACAGTGGACACAGGAACGATGTTCGGAGCAGCCACAGGAGTTGCAGCTTATTAGCAACGACACCTATATGCAGCGAAGAAACATCAAAGAGGTAACACACAAAGCAGATGAGGTGGCAGGAACAGATGCCTACACAGAGTGGGTATGCGAGAGCAGGGAAATCACAGTCAGTGAATACGAAATGCTCAAATCCATCGAGGAAATCGACACCACAGAAGCAATCGATGCGTACACGTTAGCACTTATCGAGGAGGGATTGTTGTAATGAGAGCGTTGGTAAACAGTTTAAAAAGACTCTACGAAGCAGGGAAACTGACTAAAGAGCAGTTGAAGGCAAGAGTAGAAAAGGGAACAATCGATGAATCGGAATACGAGGAAATCACAGGCGAAACCTACGAAGCAGAATAGGTTTCAATGCAGTCACTCGCACGGTGGCAGGTACTGCCATAAGTACATGAAGGTCTGCGACCAGAAGTGCAAGGAAAGCGGCACCTGCTACCATTGCATAAATAATCACATTCCGATGTCCCAGTATCCCTGCCATGGGTGCGTTGGATTAGAAAGGAACAAGGACCAATGGGCGAATTCTTAATGCAGACATACATGGTGGCACTTCCAATCGTGCTGACCTCCCTCATGGGATACATTGTATGGCTACTGCAAAGACAGAAAAAAGACCGAGATGCCAACAGCAAGGGCACAATGCTCCTGCTTAGAGTGCAACTCATCGAGTATCACGACAAATACACTGCCCAGGGCGAAATACCATCATACGCATACCAGAACTTCTGCGAAATGTATGAAGCGTATCACGCACTCGGGGGTAATGGCATGATTACGAAGATGCACGAAGAAATCGAAGAACTGCATCTGAAAAGAAAGGAGAGTCATCATGGCGAACATTAACTGGAAAGTAAGAATCAAAAACAAGGCATTCTGGGTAGCAATCATTCCGGCAATCCTCCTGCTCGTGCAGGTAGTGGCAGCAGTATTCGGAATCACAATCGACCTCGGAGAAATGGGCAACAAACTGCTTGACGTAGTCAATGCAGCATTCGGTGTCCTCGCAATCCTCGGCATTGTGACGGACCCTACTACAAAGGGAATCTCCGACAGCCAGAGAGCACTCACATACACAGAACCTAAATAAGAACCACAACGCAGGGCGGCCATAAGGTCGCCCTGCGTTGTTTTAGGAGGTGGACACAATGAACGAAAAGACCATCTGGGAATACCTCATGGAATTAATCGGCAATCCATACGGAGTGGCAGGACTTATGGGCAACCTTTTCGCAGAAAGCGGACTGGACCCACAGAACCTGCAGAACTCTTACGAAAAGAAACTGGGGCACACGAACGCATCGTACACGCAGGCAGTCGATGACGGAACGTACACGAACTTCGTAAACGACAAAGCCGGATACGGTCTCGCTCAGTGGACGTACTGGAGCAGAAAACAGAACCTGCATAATTTCGCCAAAGATGCAGGTAAGGGCATAGGCGACCTTCAGATGCAGTTGGACTTCTTAAAGAAAGAACTGACAGAAGGATACAAAGGAGTACTGGCAACCTTAAAGGCAGCCACATCAGTCAGAGAAGCATCAGACTGCGTACTCACAAAATTCGAGCGACCTGCGGATCAGAGCGAAAAGGTGCAGGTTAAGAGAGCAAACTACGGACAGACATACTTCGGAAAGTATGCTACCAAAGGAACGGAGGGCAATGATATGGGATACACAAACAGTGCATTAGTGGACTGCAAGGTAATGAGTCCAAACCACAGTGGAACAAGAACACACAGAATCGACAGAATCACACCACACTGCGTAGTGGGGCAGCTTAAAGCAGCAAACATCGGTGGATGCTTTGACGAAGCGAGCAGAAAAGCCTCCTGCAATTATGGTATCGGTTCAGATGGCAAGGTATGCCTTGTCGTAGATGAAGCAAACAGAAGTTGGTGCTCCTCATCCAGTGCAAACGACCAGAGAGCAATCACAATCGAATGTGCAAGCGACAAGACAGCACCATACGCAATGACAGACACTGTCTACAACAAACTGGTAGAGTTATGCGTGGACATCTGCAGGAGAAACGGAAAAGACACCCTCCTCTGGTTTGCCAATAAGGACAAGAGCCTAAACTACGAGCCAAAGGACAATGAGATGGTAATCACCGTGCACCGTTGGTTCGCAAACAAAAGCTGTCCGGGCGACTGGTTATACAACAGACTGGGCGACTTGGCAGCAAGGGTAACAGGCAAACTCAAAGGCAACGATGCCAAAGAGGAAGAACCTGCAGAAGTTAAAGTAGAGGACTTATTCGGTACACTGGAAGTAATCTACACAGGAGCAGACGGAATCGAGGTGCATAACACACCAGACTTCAATGCCTCCAGTTGCAACAAGACCCACGGACCAGTCGGACCGGCTACGAAGAAGGGAACGAAGTTCACGGTAGTAGCACTGGTTACCCTCGCAGGTGGCGGCAAGATGTACAAGCTGAAAAGCGGCCTTTATATCACAGCCAGTGAGAAGTATGTGAAATTCACAAAGACAGAAACGAAGCCACAGAGCAACGTACCATTCAAAGTCAGAGTGGAAATCACTGACCTCAACATCAGAACAGGAGCAGGCACAAACTATGCCAAGACCGGGGAAAAGACTGGTATCGGCACATTCACAATCGTGGAAGTAAAAGCGGGCAAAGGTTCGGATGCCGGATGGGGCAGACTTAAGAGTGGAGCAGGGTGGATATCCCTCGACTACGCTACCAGAATTTAATCGGAATATTCCCGATTGACTGATTCCGGATTCGGAGGTATGATGTGCCCCAGAGGGGGTTCTAAAGGGGGTAAGCACTTCGCAGATACTCCGCAGAACTTCGCAAAATGTGACCGACATAAATGTCGGGAACAAAGCAACGCAGAAATATCGAGCGTGGCACACCGTGTGCCCCAGATTTAGACGAAAAGCAACCCAGTGGAAGAAATACCCACTGGGTCTTTTTTATTGCCAAAATGGGGCGAATCTGAAAGCCACAGAAGAAAAAGAAAAGAGGATAGCCATGCTACCCTCTAGGGAAGATAAAGATATC